GGGTATGAGGCTCCACGCGAATTGAATTTCGACGTGGAAACAACGTACGCGATGGAAAACGTCAACCTCATCCATCGCGGCACGGCCATTTATGGCGAAATTTACAATGGAAAGGAAAAAATATGGGCGGGTCTCGTAGACGGAGAGGCAGGACAAAGCGGGCAGGAACAACTGTTACCACGAGCACTAGCTCAACGCTTAAAACAACTCGCCGAAATAGTGCCCCCAAGGTTCAAACCGTTGTTGACCTTCGAAGACCCGCCATTAAACCCGGATCGTTAGCCTACAGGGCGATGTATCCCGTCCGTCCTGCGGTCGAAAAGATACCCTATCCGGTGTATCCCAAATCCCCGATGATTGCGGTTCCCAAGTACAAGCCTAAAAAAGGCGGACTGGCGGAGATGGCGGCGGAACGTATCGTCCCGCGGTCGAAACAACGCCGCGATCCGCAAAAAGAGCGTATCGAGCCGCGCAAGCCGCTAAAGGTGAAAACGTGGCTTTCGGATGCGCAGCTCGCTGCCAAAAACGCCAAACGGCGAGAAAAACGGAACAGCGATGGCTTTGCCTTTGATGTCGATTGCGTTCAAAAGCCCTCCGGATCTTCCGGCGCCAAAGCGCGATGGAACCCAACGCCAAAGCAAAAGGCAGATCAAAAGCGCCGCGACAAGAAACATCAACACGCGCGCAAGTGGTGTTAGTTATGCAAAACCCTTTCCTTCCTTCCTTTTCAAGTTATTGAACAGGAGGATTACAGGCTTGCTAACCTATTGAGCAGTCGTGAAAGCACTCTTGACGGGGTGCAAGGCCGCAGGCCGCAGACATCCCCGCGCTTTCACAATAAAAAACGCAGGGAACCTGCGACGAAAGCTCGCTTTCGTGGGGCTTTAGCCCTTCCCCGTTCAGGGGGGCAGCTACGCCAAAAGCCAAAGCAGAGGCGAGCATGCGCAGCCGGAGCGACGCTTTTGGTGTAGCTGGCAACCTGAAAAGGGGAAAGCGTCGCTTGCGACGCATGGCGCATGGCGCCATCCCTTTTCGTCAACCCAAAAAACCAACGCCAGTGTTCCGCACCCCTTCTCTTATGCCGCGTGCAGCGCTCGGTCACACCGCCCAACAAAAAAAAATAACCCAAAAACACACATAGGACATTGGCTTACGCCTCGAAAGAGGAACCGACAGCGAAGCGATGCGCCTAAAAAAGTTGACAAAATACAAAAAAAACGCTCACACATAAAAGACAGTAAAAAGGAAAGGATAAAATAATGGACCCAATTACAGTAGCGGCCATATCCGGCGGTACTAAACTGCTAGGCGGGTTACTCGGCCGCGACAAAGGCCCTTCACTGCGTAAGCAACGCAACAACATGAAAATAACAGAGCGACAGCGCTATAAGTGGTTGGTTGAAGGCGCCCAAAACGCGGGGTTCAATCCTCTCAGCGTCTTACGCGCAACCGGCGGCGCTATGGCGCCGCAACTTACAACACAAACACCGCTTAGTGCGCGAGCCATACTGGGCGAAGCGATCGCGGATTTTGGAGGGACATTTGCTCAAGATGCGATACAGCGCGCGACCGAACAACGCGAAAACGAGGAATGGCGTAGTCGCTATGACTATGCGCAAGCGACCGAAGCCGTGCCGAAGTTGTCAGCGAATACGAAAGAAACTGCGAAAAGGCTTGAAGATGCTGAGGCGGGGATAGGCGAGCGCCAATTTAGCGGAGCAACAGGAAATTTCCCCCAAGTAGACCCGTACAGCAGCCTTCCGGAGAACCTCCGAGTAGGATCTGGACCTTACCAAGACAGGTTTGTGATTGCCGTGGACGGCGGGTATTACCTGACGCCAAAAGGCATGTCACCAAGCGGCGTGACGGAGGAAACAATCGGCTCGCTTGCGTCCGAGTTGGCCCAACTGGCGCAGCTTGGAAAAGAAGCTGTAAATGAACGCGGCTTTGAACGAGTTCATTGGAACCCGACTAGTGGTGAAGTCACCGGAATAGCACCAAAGGGCAAAGGACCCGCACAAGACTATCCGGGGCGCACACCCAAAATACCACAGGACAATAAGTTCCAACGCCAAGTAGGGGGAATGTGGGACGGTTCTCAACCGGCCTTTCACCCATACAACACGTGGAACCCAGCTATCAGACTGCGTTAAAAGGAGAAAACCAAATGCAGAAACAACACTCGACGGCGATGACGCCGACACAAGTTTGGCCGGAAAACTACCGGCGCGGACCTGTTCAACACGGAAGGACAATGCGCACGGACGCCGTCAGCGTTGTAACAAGCGCTTACGGCGGTAAATTCGTGCCGCTGAAAATGATCCCTCTTCTTCGTGAAGATGGTGTCATGAACTCGCGAATATCCGTGAATGTGCAGATGGCAGAGACTGCCGATATGCTGCTCAATCCGGTTCGCGTGTCAGCGATGGCATATCTCGTGCCAAAGCTGGCCTTTGACCGCTTTGCGGATATGGGAACAATCGACCGAAGCTATAACGGACAACAGGAAGTGGATGGTTCGGTTGTTCCATGGTTCGAGAACTTCACATATAGCGAACCTCCCCCCGGGCAAACGCCTGCACCGGGCATTTTCAAAACGCTCGGATTGCACGCGCCCGATCAGGCGGTGATCAATTCCGACTATGTAGAAGCGTATAACGCTGTATGGAATTACATCGCTTTGCAGCGATCTAGTTCTCTCACACCGCGCGATCGCCTCGATACAACGCTGGCGCCGGCCTTTTGGGAACATACCCAAATGAGACACGTCGTTCCGACGTTTGATGCCGCAATGGTAGAGGGTGAAATCCCGATTACCTTTACATCTGGCGGCCAATTGCCGGTGAAAACCACAGATGTTACCGGCTCTGAATGGACAGCCGTTCACAACGACACGGATGGGCGTGCCTTTTACGGCTCGGTTGCCGGTACTGATCCAGCGCGCGCGCTGTTTGCAGAATTGCAAGAAAGTTCGGTCAAAATCTCTTTGGCCAATATTGAGCAAGCGCGCGAGACCAGAGCGTGGGCTGAACTTCGTAATCAGTATCAGGGCATGTCAGATGACTGGATGATTGACCAACTCATGCAAGGTATTCGTTTGAATGACGAAACCCTGAAACAGCCAATCTTGTTGGATCATAGCGACACAATTGTCGGTATGTCAGAACGCTACGCGACAGACGGTGCAAACCTGTCTAAGTCTGTAGCTGATGGCCGAACATCGCTTCAACTGAGCCTCCGGGCGCCTTCGTTGCAAACAGGCGGCGTCGTCGTTATCGTTGCGCAAGTGTTGCCTGAAATGCTCTATGAACGGCAGCGCGATTACTACATGCGCGCCACAACAATCGACGACCTACCTATGAGAACTTCGGACGAACTCGACCCACAGCCGGTGTCCACGATCAAGAACGGTGAAATCGATGAAAGTCACTCTCTACCAAACGATCTCTTTGGGTACGCTCCTCTTAATCACGAGTGGATGCGTCGCGCCCCAAATGTTGGCGGTAAATATTACCGGCCAGACCCAGCAGCGGTTTGGAATGAAAACAGAAACCGCATCTGGTCAACCGAAGTCGTCGATCCGACCCTTGGTCCGGACTTCTACCTTGCGTCCGAAGTCTCGCACGAAGTCTTTGCAGACCAGAACTCTGACCCTTTCGAGTTCTGGGCGTCAGGCGATGTGCGAATTGAAGGATTGACATACTTCGGCGAGCAACTGCGCGAGGCACAAGGCGATTACGCCGCTATCGAAGCGCAAGTGCCAACCGAACGACTGGCAGGGGATGGCACAGACACATGAAAACAGTCCCGCAAAATTGGGTTCAATGGGACCAAAACGAGGTGCTGCCCTTCACGGGCGGCATTTCTTTCACCATGAGAACAGCGAAAGAATGTATTGTCAGAGACATACACGGACTGATCCTTGGAATGGGCAAAGGTGAGCAGGAAATACACGTTACCGGCGACGGGGAGTGTATCTTTGAATGCGAGACCGACATATGGGTCATGCCGTCAACGCGAGTACAGGAGCGACTGCAACGCTCTACAGAAATATTCACATCGTTGGATAGACCCGCACCCATGTCGCCTGAAATGCTCGCCATTGAGCGCATGATGCGCAAAAACGAGATAGAGCGGGAACGCGACAGACAAGAAATGGAGAAACGTTTTGCTGATAGACAACGAACTGACGTTAGATCAGAACCTGAAGACGATGTGGACAAAACACCCGCCTCTAAAAAGAAAGCGGTTCGCAAGAACACTGAGCGAAGCAGTGACAACTCTGAGGTCAAAGTCGTCGTTATTGAAAGCGAAGATGCTTCGACCGCTGGAATACATGGAAAACCTGACGATCCAGACGGTAGTGGCACAGAAGATAGTTCGTGACGCTGCATTAGAGGATATTCCTCTTGTTGCGGACATCGAGCAAATGCGGTGGTCGTATCCCACCATAGTTGTAAGACACTATGATTTCGGAAAAGACCTTTCTCTTTCCGAAATACGTGTCATTCAACAACTTGCAAAAGTCGCCGCCACAAAGTGCGACTGCGAGTTACATTATACCCTCGACACGCTGCGGTTTTCGACAACCGAAAAACCTGCCGCGGCAGAGCAGTTGACAGGGTATGAAGGCCCCACACCTAGTGAGGCCGTAGACGATATCGTCGCATCATGGCGATATCTGAAATGGCGCATTAACGCTTGCTGTTAGGCGCCTCCCAAATCCCCCCTGTATTACAGGCTACAGGGGGGATTTGGGCGTCTCCCTTGACCTCTGTTGCATAACTGACACCACAACCCCTTAAACCCCCCCGAAAGTCCTGTGTGAATGTGTTGTAGGCCCTTGACCATTGAGACCAAATTCCAAGGCGAAAGAATTCAAGCCGCGTGTCGCAAGTGCGACGAATGTATAGCCGCGCGCAAACGCCATTGGGTAGGCCGTATGCTGGCAGAAGAACAAACCTGTCATAGTGTTTGGTTTCTGACGCTCACCTATGCGGGCGGCTACGACAACATTGATGCTTACTGGATCAATTATAAACACGTCCAGTTGTTCTTTAAGCGACTGCGCAAGGCCGGACACAAATTCAAGTACGTGGCCGTTGGTGAGCACGGAACAGCGCTTGAAAGAGCGCACTTTCATATCATGATGTTCTGGCAGAACGAGCCTCCAGATGTGCAAATGGATACATGCGCAGACTGGGACCTTTGGCCCCATGGTCACGTCAACTGCCAGATACCGCGGTCTAAGCAAGGGTGCGCCGTTTATCTTATGGATTACATGAACAAGGACAACTTGCAGCGCGCGGTGATGAAATACAGCAAAAACCCGATGCTGGGACAGGAATACCTTATTCAGTATGCGGAAAAACACGTTGCCAACGGCCTTAGCCTGTTTGCAGAAAGTGATCGCTACACAATTCCGGACAACAAAAGCGAGTCGGGAAAACCCTTCTATTATCCGGTAGGGCGCCAAACTGGCGTTTATCCAAAAATGATGGACGCCTATTTATTAAAATGGGCAACCGAACGTCCAGATCAGCCCTTACCTCTTAGTGAAGACATGACAGAATACCTCTCGGATATTTGTCAGGATGTGAGCGAACAGCCAAAAGTAATACAGCAATTCATATCCAGACATTATGGGTATGAGGCTCCACGCGAATTGAATTTCGACGTGGAAACAACGTACGCGATGGAAAACGTCAACCTCATCCATCGCGGCACGGCCATTTATGGCGAA